CATAGTGAACGCTAGGCAGTGGCATACGCTTGCCTCCATCCCGAGAAAATCACCGCTCGACACTCCGATGTCGTTTGAGGTAATCGATGGCTGACTCTAACCATTCGATATTGTCATCGATATGGCCGATGAGTGTGTTGCATTGGCCACAGAGCAAAGCGCGTACTTTCCCTGTCTTGTGATCGTGGTCAACCGCCATGCGATCGCTGATGAGAGATCCTTTTCTTTCATGGCAAATGGCACATAGCCCATTCTGTTCAGCCAGCATTTGATCGTACTGGTCAATGGTCAGTCCATATCTCTTGAGTATCGATCGACGTGAAATCAAACGCCGCTTTTCAGGATTCCTAGCTGTATAAGCGCGCGATTTCTCCCGCCATTTTTCTTGCAATATGGGATCGTCTTTGCGGCGCTCTTTCAATTTCTGGAATCCTCGTTTCTTCTGCAGTTTCACTTTTTCTGGATTCTTTCGGCGCCATTGCCTTGTTTTCTCTGCCAACATGACTCGATTAGTTTCCAGATAAAGTCGATGGTCTTCAGGATTCTTATACGGCAAGACTCGCTCTCCAACCACTGAAAATTTGTGGCGGTATGTACGACTGTAGAGCCACTGTCGCTGTATTGCCAAGCCGCTCTGCTACTTTCTTCGCGACCTCTTTGACTTTCTTCTTGTACTCAGCCTCGTTGCGCGGCGGCCGGATCGATTCAACCAGTCCCTGCGCCGTCTCGGCCGCAATGTGTGTGCGGAAGTCCTTCGTATGGTACGACCCGTGATCTAACTTTTCGTTTGAAAAGGTTCTCAGGCTGGCATCGCTCACCGATGGGAAGATCTTTCCTTTGGCGCCGGCGGCCCGCTTGCGGCTGCGCAGCATCCTGGCCATGTCAGCATCCTCTACCGGCAGGCTGATGGTGACGCCTTTCTTTCCTACGAACCGCAGCCGCGTCGCGTTGCCGAGCTCCCAGACATGGTGACCCATGAGTGTCGACGCGCCGTAGGCTTTCACCTTGGCTTTCGTGTCCGACTCGCTGCCTGGCCGCAGGCCCATCTTTCGAATGAGCGCCATGCAGTCTGCATGATCCCGCGTGTGCTCGTCCCTGCTCTTGCGCATGGTGGAGAGTTGCTTGTCGATCATTGAGATGTCTTGCGCCAGCGATTCGACACGTTCGAACTTCATCGCGGCCTGGCTGTCCTTGAAGCGCTGCGAGTAGATGTACTGAGGACGGCCCTTCGAGTCCCTGCCAGTTGCTTGTAAGTCAGCCTTCGGGTTCGGGCTCACCCGCACGTCAGTCCATGCCGGAGGGATCGCGAGCTTCTTCGCGTGCTCCGGCCATTGCTCACGCGACTTGTAAGCGACCAGGTGGTCCGTCTTTCCGGTCTCGTAGCGGCTGCCCGCGCCGCCGCTCTTTGTGCCACCTGTGCCACCGGCGAACTTACCTTCATCGTCGCGCTTGATCTTGGATTCCTGCCACTCGGCATCATCCGCGGCGCGCGCCATCCGCCTGAGACCGTGAATGCGATCGGCGTCCTCATCATCCGAATCCTCATCGCCATCCTCATCGGAATCAGGTTCCTGCCCAGGCTCCGGCTTCTCACCGGCCTCTTTACCTTCGCGGTTCTCTTGTTTGAGCACCTTGGAAGGACTTCCAGCGGGATTGAGTCCACCGCCGCCCCCGGCGCCGAACAGGTCGCCGCCCATCTCTCCCTCCGGTGAAATTTCATCTGAGAGTTTCTCGATGTCTTCGTCTGTGATGTTGGTGAAGATCTCGGTCTTGTCCGAGGCCTGCTTCAATTCCTTGCCGGCTGTGCGCGCGGAGATGATGCCGCCGTTCATGGCAACCAGCACAGTATCCGCAACCGTCTTTCCGAGCTCCGACTTTTCCTTTTCGTCCAGCACACGCACGCTCGGGAAGGTCAGATCGAGATCGTCTGGAACCTCGCCCAAGGTAGACATGCAGATGACCGGATACAGTTTCTCGAGTTGAGGCCGCATTCCCTCGTCCTGATCGGACGCGATGCGCTCCTCATAGATACGCTCGTCAGCATCGTTCGACTGGCCCAGGCCGCTGATGGTCCGTCCAAATAACCTGGTGACCGGGATGCCAGTCGCGCCGGATATGTCCAATTGAAATTGCTGGTAGCAGTCACTTAGGCCGCTGAATGTGTAATTGACGGACTGAATCTCTCCATCTTTCGGCAGAGCAATCAAACTCTGGTTGGACAGCATCCTGGTGATCTCGGACATCCGCGCGTTCCACTGCTGTGCGCCGGCCTGCCCGATGCCAACGCCAGCCAACATCTTTTCGAGCTCTGGATATTTCATGCCAAGAATCTGCGCACGGAACGTGAGCGACAGGATGTTCCAGCTCATGTTATCGCGCTTGCGAATCTCTTCATAGGGCCGAACGATTTCAGAGATGCCCCACCATGAATGAGCCTCGCGCTCAGGTGATGGCATCTCTGGACCGGTGAACCTCAAAATCCTCGAGCAGTGAACGTTGAAACTCTTCCCGCCTTGAAGGTTGACTCGATACATCTCCGGACGGCCGAAGTCGATGGGACGATTGACGTCAGAGCATATCTCACCTTCGGGATAGATTCCAGTCCAGCGATCGAAAGGAATCAAGCCTTTGTAATCACCGACGCCAATGGTGTCCAGATCGACAGGTTCGTCGAGCTGATCCTCTTGACCGTCGATGACAATAAGGGCGCCGGCTCCGCCAAATAGCCTGCCCCACTTCATCGCCTGCAACATCTTGGTTTTTGTCTGCGTCGCGCGCAGGCAATGATCGATGCGCGTCAGATCCTTTGGAGCCACATCGCTGGTCAGCCGCGGCCACGCTTTAATCATGTCCTTGGCTGGCGTGTCGACGATCTTGGCAGCGATCCAATGGTTCTCATAGAGCGTGATGAGCAGCCAGTAAGAGAATGAGAGGCGCTCGAGTTCATAGGTTGCAGCTTCGGCCAGGGAAGGAGTTCCAAACCCCATACGTGCAGGAACATTCGAGAAGTAATCAAATGCCTGACCGACATCACCGCTTCCAAGCAGCCCATTCAATCGATCATGGATGGACTCCGCGCCTGCTCTTATACGGCGATGCGGAAGATCGGCTGGCATTGTGACTACACTCATCCTATCTTCTCGCTTTCCGCTCAGGCCGAAGCCGGTATCTCGTCTCGCTCCAGGTCGCCGTTTTCTATCCAGATCACCTTCGACTCGTCATAAGGAATGCTCCGAATGCGGCCTCCAACATTCATGAATCTCCAGAGTATCCTGGGCTCCGGATTCGCAATGGCAAGCAGCACGTTGACATCCATCTCGATGTCTCCGACGCGGATTATGCCGCGCTCAGAATCAATCGAGATGTCCATCTTCTTTGCCGACTTAACCATTGCGAATCCTGTTTGTTCTCACTGTTGTACGAATGTTAAGACCCCGTTTATCCCGCCCGTTCCCGTGCTGACCGCGCAGACGCCCTGGCTGCCAGGAGTGACCAGGTGCGCTCCACCCAAAGTAAGGATTGATCCGGTCGCCGGAGCATAGACGCCAGTCAGCGCGTGGGTTCCCGTGCAGGCCGAGCTCGTCCCATACTCGAGGCTCATGGTTGTAGAGGCTCCGAAACTGGCCGAAAGCCCGCAGACATACACGGCAGTCGTCCCGCTCGGCGCGACCAGTTGAGTCGTGGTAGCCGTGCTGATTGCCAGCGCAACCGAGCTCTTCGCCACTTGCGGGTTCTCGCAAGGATCGCCAGTAGTCGTCTGAGTCACTACGACTGGATTGGTCACAGTCAGCGCGCCGCTGGTCACTGTCACGTTCGTCGTATTGATTGGCGCAAAGCTGACCGTAATCGTGCCGGCTGTAGGATAGGCCGATGAGCACGCATAAATGGCCTGAATAGCGTCTGTGGTGACATCGGAGGCCGACAGCGCAGCAACAGTCTGAGCGTGAGTGCCGGTGGAGATTGTGAAGCTCGCGGTCTGCTCCGGAGACGCTGGCGCCACACCGCTCGCGTTACTCACGGAATAAAGGGCCAGGGTACAACCGCTGGGGCTGCCAGTGATCCCCGATGTGGTAATGAGCAGGTTCCCCAGCGCACTGCGATTGGGAACCGGAGTGACGGCGCTCGTTGCCGTGGCCGTTGCGCTCGTAGATGAAAAGAGGGTGACGCCTGCCATCGTGGTGTAAGTGACGGAAGGAACCTGCGCGATGCAAGTGATGGCAGCGAACAGCAAAGCGCAGAACGTAAGGGCGATTGACTCCAGTTTCATGGTGATTCTCTCCTTTGCGCCTTGCGGCGGAATGTGAAGCTGTGTTTGATTGCGTTGTTACGCTGCTCGACCCCTACGCCAGTCGAGAATTCGATCGAGGGCGCGGTGCATCCGGCCCCGAAAATCTGTGCTATCCGCAGCCTTGCCGGCAGCCGCCGACCGCTTGGCGCGCATCGTCTCCCAGGCTTTCTTTGCTGCAGCCTTTCGGTCCACCGGTCCTTTAGAGGCAGGCTTTGATGCAGTCGATGAGGACGGTTCGCTCTTTGGCTCCGCGTGCATTGTCGGCCGCCTCTTTCCTCCGGTTGCCCCAGTTGCCTGCGCATACTTTCCATAAGCCTGCTGATACCGCCGATTCGAATAGCGGGAGCGGACGAAGTCTTCCCATGCCTTCTTGCGCGCTGCTTGCGCAGCCGTCGCTGTCCCCGATGTCCAAGATTCCGGTTTGTACGGCTGCCCATGGACTCGAGCCGCATTCGGGCCGTAGGTTCCATAGTCGTGCGAACCAGGCCGGTATGAGGGCTCATACTGGCGGACCTTATTGAGAAAGGCATCCGCCTCGGCGACGTTCCCAACCTGGCGGGAGCTTGTCTCCATCGCCTTGAGTTTGTTGAGCACCTCGGGCGATACATCCTCGCCGATCGCACTAAGCGAATCGACAGCGCGCCGCAGCATGTCTTTACAGTTGCCGGAGTGTCGTGTCCTCGTCCTCATGCTGCGCGCTCCTCTTTGATGCCACTCAGTCGCATGAATTCCTGACGGCCCATCACCCGGATGGAGCCGCGGCTGTAGACCCGAGCCGGCCACTTCACATCGTCCAGCGTCAAGATAGGAGCCTGGGGGCAGCGGCAGTTATGCGCTATAATTTTCATGGGTGTTATTCCATACCACCCGCATCCAGATTCGAGGTTGAAGACATGGCCTTCAAAATCTCTGGTGAACTTGCCCGTGACCTGCACAAGCGAATCGAAGACGGGATGACCTTGTGCGCCGCTGCGCAGTCCATCCCATGCAAGCCTGAGACTCTCTCCAAGGCTTTCCGCCGCTACGGTATGCGAATCAAGCGGGATCTCGATAGCCCCACAACCAGCAGACTTGATCGAAAACTGATTACCCGACGCTACCAAGCCGGCACGAGCGAAAAGTCCCTGGCCGACGAGTTCGACTGTGCTCGCCGCACGATCCGCAAAATCCTCATTGAAGGCCGCGTCCACATCCGCAATGGCAGCGAGGCTAACATGATCCGCATGTCCCGTCTGTCGCCCGAACAACTCCGTAAAATCACCGCGCCTGCTCAATCTGCTCGCAGAATCAGCACTGATTCCCTGGAAACTAGATTGGCCCGCGCGATCAGCAGGCAAGCCAAGCGATTGCATATTGGCCCCGGTGAAGATGAACTCTCCGACGCCTTGCGCAAGCGCGGTTGGCAGGTTATTCAGCAAAAAGCGCTCGATGTCTACAACATCGACATCGTTTTCGGGAACGTCGCCGTGGAAGTCAAATGCGGAACCTGGGGAAGATTTGGAACCAATCTCAGCCTGCATCGAATCGAAAAGATGGCCGAATCGTACAAGCCGGTCATTTTGGTTTTGTCCACTCACAGCATGACTTTTGGCTTTGACGAGATAATCGCCCTTTTGGAGTGCATCGATGGGCAGCCAGCCCGCGCGCGTAAGTATTGGGTGATTCGGCGTGGCCTGCATGACAGTACCATCCGAAAGTCCAAGAACTGTCAAGGGACCGTGGTAAAGCCTCTTCCAGAGCTTGTGACATCCGTTCGAGAGGTTTACTTCTGAATCCCCTGGAAAGCAGTTAGGAGCGTTGCCAGCGTGATAATGCCCGAGCGTGCTCTTTTCCCCTACCAGCGCCTCGGGCGATGGCGGATCGTTGTAGAGCACAATCACGCCCTGCATCTTGCGATGGCTCTTGCGGACCCGAGAGTCCTGCGAAGTCAGCCACTCGTAGGCCGGAATATCGAGCTCCTCACTGCGCGCCTGGGTGAGCGCCGAGCTTGCCTTGATCGTCTCGGTCCTGGCGATCAGCCGGATGCGGTTCTTGGTCATGGCCGGGAACCGCTCGCGCATGAACTTGGCGATCGTCTCCGGCCGGGCTCCCGCCTGCTGCGCCTTGGCAATGTGCTCGGTCAGATGCTCCGAGATTTCGCGCGGAATGCGCGTGATGTACTGAGCATTGTCCTTGACCAGTTGCCGGAAGAGCTCGCCCACCGGCCCCTGCAATTCGCGCTGCAGAAGCTGGTGGAGCATCCTCGAGCGCGTCGACCGCGCCGCCGCTTCCCGCCAGGTCCGCTGGTTTACAGAATTGATCCACATTCCCATGCGGCCGGCAATAAAAGCAGCCGCATCGGCTATATCGCGACGTTCACTTATGCGCGCGACTTCGGCCAACCATTCCTCAAAACTCTGTGATGGGTCTTTCCGCGGAATTGCTGGAATTATGAGCTTTCTAATCGCTCTTTGATAAGCGAGTTCTATCCTCTTCGGCAACGTGAACGCGGCGGGCATAAAGTGATCCACCAGGAGCCCACTGACGTTTAGCGGTCTCCGATGATCTCCTCCTTTGCTCTTCGGTAACCGGACCGTACTTCTTTCCGGTATTTGCCTCTGCTATCTTTAGGCTGTGTTCGACGGTTAGAGTCCTGCCTACCAAAGCCTTGGAAATGCTCGCCTTATGCTGACTTGACAGCTTTTTCCCTATATGAGCGATGCGCAGCTTTACCTTTTTCTCTTCCGACATCGAAGGATAGATTCTCAACCGATTAGCTGCAGCGATCTTCTTTATATGCTCCGGTGAGAGTTTTTTCCCTTTATGGGCATCAGATAGTTTCTTGCGGAATACGGCCGATAGACTCCCGCCAGAATCTCCGCCCATCGTGGAGTTGTATCCTTTGCCGCGGTCAACACAAGTTTCAAGGCGCTTGATCGCTTCTTGCTCGGCTGCATTTAACAATGGCTCGGGACAAGTCTCTATTACTTGGATGACGAAATTGTCAGGTCCGTATTTCCTGATCGCGCGTGCCAGAGGGTTATCCCCACCTGAGAGCGCAAAGGATTTATGAGCCTTCCAGCGACACGCTATGTTCTGCAATGTCTGACCGATGTACTTCTTCCCATTCAAGATATTGGTTATTTGGTAGATAACCCCTATCCGAAAGCCGCATTGCGCAGATGGTACGATCATCTCAAGGGGTGTCACGGTCGCTGACCTCCAGCGATTGGGCTGTATCGAGGCCGCCAAGCCTCTGACACCCCATTATACCGCGTTTTCCTCTTGCTCTTTTTCTCCCTTTGTGAGAATCTTATCTGGTGACCGCCTCGCCCACCTCGGCCAACCAGTCCTCGAAAGACTGCTCCGGAGGCTTCGGCTGGAAGGCGGGCAAGATCAGCCTGCGAATGGCCGACTGGTAGGCCAGCTCGATCCTGCGAGGGAGATTGAAGCCAGCTGTTTTCATGTGTCAAATTTGGCCACTATCCGATATGCCTCTTCACCCCTAATGAGGTGCAGATCGCGCGGCATCGCAAAACCCCGCAACGTGGAATTCACTTTGTTGAACTTCTCGTAGATGAAATTTCGCGCCGCCTGATGCTGCTGCTTGTTCGGGAACGTCAGATCGGTGAATTGAAACAT